TGTTTTGGTTTCTTGGCGAGCCTTGACAGATCATGGCAGTAGCATATGAAACTAAGAAGAAGAAAGAGCTTGAGCGTGGCTTGGAGAAGTCGCGAACAGGTCGCGATATCGCGGGTGACTATCCCAAACCGGGCGATCTGGTCACGCGATCGGCTTGTGAGCGTGATTTCAAGGTGTTTTGCGAGACTTATTTCCCTAACGCCTTCAATATGGCTTGGTCCGAGGATCATCTCAAGGTTATCGCTCGGATGCAGGAGATTATTCTTGAGGGAGGCTTGTTCGCGCTGGCGATGCCGCGCGGTGGTGGCAAGACGACGTTATCGGTCAGGGCCGCACTCTGGGCTTTACTGTACGGCCATCGTCGTTTTGTATGCCTGATTGCGGCCACCGAGAAGCTTGCCGAAATACTTTTGAAGTCACTCAAGACGGAGCTGGTTTTTAACGAGCGGTTAATGGCAGACTTCCGCCAGGTCTGTTATCCGTTGGTCCGGCTCGAGAACAACGGTCGCAAGTCGATTGGTCAACTGTTCGATGGCGAGCAAACCCGGATCGACTGGTCCGAGGATCGACTGACGTTCCCGACGGTACCAGATAAGGTATGCGATGGTTTGAACGTCAGTGGATCGACGGTGACGGTCGCCGGCCTGACGGGCGCGATTCGGGGTCAGTCGCATACGCTTCAAAATGGGGTGATCATTCGACCGGAGGTCGTCATTCTCGATGATCCGCAGACCCGCGAATCAGCGATGTCGATTTCTCAGAGCAAGAGCCGAGCGGCGATCATTCAGGGTGACGTTCTGGGGATGGCAGGACCGAACCAGCGAATCGCCGGCATCATGCCCTGTACCGTGGTTCGATCGGGTGACATGGCTGATGTGATGCTCGATCGGACCAAGAATCCCGAGTGGAGCGGTCAGCTTACGAAGATGGTCTATAGCTTCCCCAAGAACGAGAAGCTCTGGGAGGAATACGGTCGGCTCTGGTCGGACGGGCTGCAAGCCGGCCTTGGTATCCAGGAGGCGACGGACTTCTATGCCCAGCATCGCGAGGCGATGGACGAAGGCTCGCGGGTCGCCTGGTCGGAACGATTCCTGTCAAATGAGCTTTCGGCGCTCCAATGTGCGATGAATTTGAAGCTCCGCGATCAGCGGAGCTTCTTTGCCGAGTATCAGAACCAGCCGCTACCGGAGGAAGATATCCGCGGTGATGATCTCACGGTTGATCAGATCATGGCCAAGATCAATCGCCTCCCCCGTGGTATCGCTCCGATCGCGACGAACTACGTGACATCGTTCGTCGATGTCCAGGGGTCGCTGCTCTTCTACGTGGTTGTGGCCTGGGACGATGCTTTCTCGGGTCATATCCTCGATTATGGGACATATCCCGATCAGAAACGGGCTTACTTCACACTGCGCGATGCCAAGATCAAGCTGGAGAACGTGGTCAAGGCCGCGGGCCTCGAGGGGCATATCTACGGTGGTCTTGAAGCTCTGACGAAGAAACTGATTGACCGTGAATGGGCGCGGGACGATGGCGCGGGTCTGAAGATGGACCGTCTCCTGATTGACGCAAACTGGGGTGCTTCCACCAACACGGTCTTTGATTTCTGCCGCAAGAGTTCTCATTCCAGCATTCTTACGCCTTCGCACGGTAAATACTTCGGCGCTGCCTCGGTTCCGATGCGGGAATACATAAAGCAACCCGGCGATAAGGTGGGGCTGAACTGGCGGTTGCCCAACGTCAAGGGGCGCCGCGAGGTTCGGTATGTGGTTTATGATACGAACTTCTGGAAAGGGTTCATTCACACCCGGTTTGCGACCGCGATGGGCGATAAAGGGTGTCTGTCGATCTTCGGTGACGACCCCAAACGACACGAGATGTTCGCTGATCAAATCTGTTCCGAATACCGTGTGCGGACGATGGGCCGCGGCAGAGAGGTCGACGAATTCAAGCTCCGTCCTGACCGGCCGGACAACCACTTCCTGGACTGCTTGACAGGTTGTGCGGTGGCCGCTTCGATGCAAGGCTGCGTTCTGGCCGAGAGCGGTGCGGCAGTCCAACCCAAGGTCAAGCGGGTCAGCTTTGCCGAACTTCGCGCCCGTCGCGGTGCCCAGCCGTCACCCTGAGAGATATGATCGCCGAGCCATGCGTGAGCGTTCCAACGCCCGAGAAACCGGCTGAAGAACGGGGTATAGTTTGCTGGCGATGCAATTGCGCCCACTTATACGTGGTATATACGAGAAGATATGCAAATAAGATTGTGCGCCGTAGAGAGTGCCGCCATTGTGGTACTCGGATGACGACGACGGAGCGGTTATCGGGATGAGTCAGCCTGACCTGATTCGAACCTGTAAGGTCTGCGGTGCTCTGGCGACAACGATCGTGCGCGATGTTTTCGAGTTGGAATCGACCGATGGAGTCCAGCCCTCGAAATGGGGCAAGCAATACTTTTTCTGTGCGGTACATGCGGCGGAATTCGAGAACGCACTGCGAACCGGAACCTTGAGCGAGAGTAGTACCCGATGAACGATTCTCTGATCCAATCGGCTGAAGAACTACGGCAAGAGATCGCCCGCAACGCGGAGGAGCTGAAGCTTCTTCGTCGTATGCTCCGCGTTGTCGAGGATCGTTGTAGGCTGGCTCAAAGGCATAACGGCAAGTCGGATGGCGGGGCGGTAGAGGATTTGAAGGCGGTGCCAGAACTGGAGGTTAAGACGGAGGCAAAGGCCAAGCAACGGAACCCGGCATTGCTCCCGTAATCGACCCTGATATCTATATACGGACCTTTTTCCTACGCGAGACACATTTGAATTGACTTCCCATAGGGTGACTTCCCCTAATCAACTGTGATCAACCAACAGGGCGACACGCGCGACTGATCATCGTGTGTGAACCCAGTGCAAATGAAGCCATGCGGGGCCGCAATACCCGCATGGCTTTTTTTATTGCGCTCGCCCGGTTGGTTGTTCACATAAGGACTCACGCTCATGGCTTGCGAAGATCCCGAAGTGATTGAAGCGATTGATGCTTCCTTGATCGCCGCGCTCTCTGGTCCCAAGCGCGTCAAGGGGGATGCTGGCGAGGTTGAACAGTATTCGATCGCTGAGCGGATTGCCGCTCGCAAGTTCCTGGCTTCTCAGTGTGCCAGTGATAACCCCCGCCGTGGTCTTCGTATTACCAAGCTGATCCCACCCGGACCCGCCTGAATCATGGCGACCCCGATCCGTATCCTCGGTCCCAACGGCAAGCCCTACCTGGGTCGAACTTCCCCTCGGCGTATGCTTGCGCGGTACGACGCGGCCGAGACGAACGACGATAACCGGCGGCATTGGGCGGGTGCTGATGCGCTATCGGCGAAGAGCGCGATGTTGCCCGAGGTTCGGGCCAAGCTCCGCAACCGAGCGCGGTATGAGACCGCGAACAACTGCTACGCCAAGGGTATCACGCTTCAGGTTGCCAACAGTGTGATTGGCACCGGACCCCGGTTGCAAGTTCTCACCGATGATCGCGAGCTCAACAATCTTGTCGAGGATGCTTGGTGCCTCTGGGCCACCGCCTGCAATCTGGCGGCCAAGCTCCGCACGATGCGTATGTCCCGGATCACTGATGGGGAAGCCTTCGCGCTCTTCGTCTCGAACAACCGGCTTGATTCCGAAGTTCGCTTTGATCTCCAGTTGATCGAGGCCGATCAGGTTTCCGATCCCTTGCTCAGTATCAATGATCCCAACTCGGTCGACGGGATCGTGATCGATGAGATTGGCAACCCGGTTGAATATCGTGTCCTGCCCTATCATCCGGGCGATGCGCTCAACTTCAACTTTGCGACCAATTATCGGACGATCCCGGCCGCCGACGTGATCCACTGGTTCCGGGCCGATCGCGCGGGTCAGTACCGCGGGGTTCCTGAGATCACCCCCGCCTTACCGCTTTTTGCCTACCTCCGTCGCTACACGCTCGCTACCGTTTCGGCCGCCGAGATCGCCGCCGAGTTCGCGGTGATGCTTAAGAGCAACTTACCGCCTGACGAGGCCGACGAACGACTGTTCGCGTTTGACACCCAGGAGATTGAGCGTGGGATGCTCACTACGCTTCCCGATGGCTACGAGGCCACGCAGCTCGATCCACTTCAGCCGACGACCAATTATCCCGCCTTCAAGCATGAGATTTTGAACGAAGCCGCCAAGTGTGTGCTGATCCCCAGCAATGTCGCGCTCGGCGATAGCTCGAATTCGAACTACGCCTCGGGCCGGCTCGATAACCAGTGGTTCCATCGCGCCATCGCGATTGACCAGGCCGACTGTATCACGGTTGTCCTGGGGCGAATCTTTGCCGGCTGGTTCGCGGAATGGTCACGGGTCTATCGCCTGGCTCGTTCTGATGCCGCCAAGATCCTCGCTTCAAAGCAACAATGGTATTGGGACGGTCAGGAGCACGTTGACCCGCTCAAGGAAGCCAACGCGCAGGGCGTGAGGCTTGCCAACGGGACCACCACGCTGGCCATCGAGAACGCGGCTCAGGGTCAGGACTGGGAACAGGTTCAAGATCAATGGCTCCTGGAGATCGGCCGCGCGGCCGAGGGACTCAAGAAGATCGGTCTGGCCCTGAACATCTCGACCGCCTACGGGAAAGTCATCCCCGATCCGACCCCACTTTCCGAGAACGCCGACGGTACCCCCGTCGATCCCAATGCCTACGCCCAGGGAGGCTCGTCCATGCCTAACAAGATCGCCGCCGCCGCTAAGCCAACCCCCTCGGCGTTCAAGCTCGAAGCCACGGCGGTCAGCTTCGATATCGAGGCCAAGGCCGCCGACGGCACGCCCAAGCGGCCCACCTTCTCGATTACCGGCTATACCGGGGCGGTCATGTCGATCGGAGGCTTCTACAGCCCCGTCGTGGTCGATCTGGCGGGACTCAAGGCGGCTGGCGACAAGATCCCGATCTTCCTCGATCACGATCCCTCCAGAATCATCGGCCAGACCGATAGCGTCTCGATCGACGCCAGCGGCGCGAGGATGACCGGCACGATTACCGGCGACGACGCCGACGCCATGAAGGTCACGGGCCACGCCAAGAACGGCTTCGAGTGGAAGGCATCCATTGGGGCCTCGATCGTTCGCCAGGAATTCTTGAAGGCCGGCGAAAAAGCCGTGGTTAATGGCCGCGATGTCGTCGGCCCGCTCCTGATTGCCCGCGAAGCACGTTTGCAAGAAACCTCATTCGTCGCCATTGGCGCCGACAACCAGACGACCGCGAACGTCGCGGCCACTCTTTCACCAACCCCAGCCTCCCCCAAAGGAGCAAGCACCATGTTCGAGAAATGGTTGGAGGCCAAGGGGTTTGACCCAGCCGCCATCGACGACACCCAGAAGAGCAGTTTGAAGGCGATGTACGACGCCGAGCA